TGGAAGAAGTGACCGAAGGTTCTAACGTTGTCACCAAAGATGCTAAGCCTGGTGAGAAAATTGATACCTCAAAATCAACCGATTCACTAGGTGGTAGTGGAAAGAAGGTTATTCACGTGGACACCGATTCCCTTGAAGGTGCTGCTGGTACTAAGAATGCAGGTAAATCTGCAGCTGGTTCAGTAAGCGTTGAAAAGGATAAGTCACGTAAGACAAAGCCTTCCGATGCATCCAGTAAACAGGAGGAAGTAACTAATGACGAAGAAGTCATCCAAGAAGAAACCCCTGAAACCAAATACGACTTTACTGAAGATGTTGACGCTCTTGTCGCTGGTGAAGAACTCTCAGAAGAATTCAGGCAGCGTGCAGCAACAATCTTTGAAGCAGCAGTAACCGCTAAGGTTAATGATGAAGTCAAAGTTGTCACAGAAGCATTTGAACAATCTCTTACTGAAGAAGTAGAGAAAGTCAAAACAGAATTGGCAGAAAAAGTAGATGACTATCTATCTTATGCTGCGAAACAGTGGTTAGAAGAAAATTCAATCGCTGTTGAGCACGGTATTAAGAATGAGATGGCTGAGTCATTCTTTAACGGCCTAAAAGAACTCTTCGTGGAGCATAACTTTACAGTTCCCGAAGAAAAATTCAACCTCCTTGATGGGATGGCTGGAGAAATAGATGATATGGAGAAGAAACTCAACGAGCAAATCGACGCTAATGTCACTCTTAACAAAAGAGTTGGCGAACTTGTAAAAATGGAAATCGTGACTGAGTGTGCTGCTGGTTTGGCAGAGACTCAAAAAGAGAAGCTTGCTTCTCTAGCAGAGGGTGTTGAGTTTGAAACTGAAGAAGATTTTCGCAAGAAGATCGAAACTATTAAGGAATCATACTTTACTCGCAAGGAAGCAACCGAGGTTGCAGATCCTACCGAGGACAAAGGAGAAACCCTTGTAGAAGATACTACTTCTCACACTATGTCGAAGTACGTAGATGCACTTAAGAAGTGGTCTAACTAATTATTCGTAATTAACCATTTTTCAAAAACAATTTCGGAGACAAAATGTCACTAAAATCACTACAGGAAAAGTGGGCACCCGTTCTAAATCACGATTCTCTTCCAGAGATTAGCGATACTTACAAGAAAGGCGTTGTCGCACAACTTCTTGAAAACCAAGAAAGAGCAATTTCAGAAGAAGGAAAGATCCTTACTGAAACTCTACAAACAACAGGTTATACACAAGCAGCTACCGATACAGGTCCAGTTGCTGGTTTCGACCCCGTATTGATCAGTCTTATTAGACGTTCAATGCCACAACTAATTGCATATGATGTTGCTGGCGTTCAGCCAATGACAGGTCCTACAGGACTTATCTTTGCAATGAGAACTAACTACGGTACTGAGCGTGCTCCTGCTAGTGGTAACTATCGTGAGGCATTCTTCAATGAGCCTAACGCTGGTTTCTCTGGTGGTGCTGGTCAAGACCTAGCTGAGTATGATCCTAATGCATCTGATGCAACAAACGATGCTCAAGGTAACAACCCTGGACTTCTAAATGACAGCCCTGCTGGCACTTATGAGCAGACAGGTGATGCTACAGGTATGACAACGGCTACCGTTGAAGGACTTGACGACTCTGAAAACACCAATGAATTCAGAGAGATGGGCTTCTCCATCGAGAAGGTGACTGTAACAGCCAGAGCACGTGCTTTGAAAGCTGAGTACAGCATCGAGATGGCTCAAGACCTCAAGGCTATTCATGGATTGGATGCAGAGCAAGAGCTTGCCAACATTCTTTCTACTGAGATCCTTGCTGAAATCAACAGAGAAGTTGTTAGAACTATCTACACAAACGCTGTTGCTGGTGCTCAGAACAATACTGCTAACGCTGGTATCTTTGATCTAGACGTTGATAGTAATGGTCGTTGGTCAGTTGAGAAATTCAAGGGACTTCTTTTCCAAATCGAAAGAGATGCTAACGCTATCGGTCAGCAAACTCGTCGTGGGAAGGGTAACATCTTGATCTGCTCTGCAGACGTTGCTTCAGCTCTAGGTATGGCTGGTGTGCTTGACTATGCTCCTGCACTTAATGGTAACAACGCATTGACTGGTGTAGATGATACATCTTCAACTCTAGTTGGTACTCTTAATGGTCGTGTTAAGGTTTATGTTGACCCTTATTCTGCTAACGTAAGCGATAAGCATTACTACGTTGCTGGATACAAAGGTACTTCACCTTACGATGCTGGATTATTCTATTGCCCATATGTGCCTCTACAGCAGGTCAGAGCAATCAACCCAGACACCTTCCAACCAAAAATCGGATTCAAGACTCGTTACGGCATGGTTTCAAACCCATTCTCTCAGGGACTTACTCAAGGATCTGGTGCTCTTACAGCAAATACCAACAAGTACTACAGACGAGTACAAGTTGCAAACCTCATGTAATTCAGAATTACATACTTCAAAAGAGACCTTCGGGTCTCTTTTTTTGTACAAAAATAGGTATTTATTTTTGTGTATTTCAAGATAAACTCTTATAAATAATATCAGTCAGGGAAACCTACACAACGAGGAAACAAGATGCACTGAAACTTCTCTACATCATGTGTTAAGTTAAAAAGGAGAACAAGTATGCATAACATCGTTTCGCAAAATAGTTTAGCAGAATGGAATCACCATAGGTCGGAACACGACAAAGTACTGGATGATTATTACGAATGCCTAATAGAATGCGAGACCGATCAGTCGAGTTGTAAAAGTATCTGTAAAGAGATACTAATGTAAATTACTAGAAAAATTTTAAAGGACTCTTCGGAGTCCTTTTTTTATCCTAAATATTACTGTGGGAAGACATCTTATACATGGCAAATTGGTACGCAGAACAACTAACTAACAAAAACTTTCTTTCTCCTATTGGATTCATATTCACTTTGGAAAAAGCAAAGAAGGTTTCATTTCTATGTCAACGTGTAGAGATTCCAACTATGACTCTAGGGGATTTGGATATTCCAACCAGAGGTATGGTACCAATTCCAACAGAGGGTAATATTCAATATGGTGAATTGTCAGTTGAGTTTATTGTAGATGAAGATCTACTCAACTATATGGAATTGCATAATTGGATGATAGGGTTGGGTGCTCCATCTGGTGTGTCAGATAGATCAACTTTTAAAACGGCAAATAAAAAAGTAAGAACAAAAAAGGATGAATATAGATATTCAGATGGAACTATATTAGTCTTGAATAATAATAACCTATCAAACTTTGATGTGGTATTTAAAGGGTTGTGGCCTACAACTTTATCCACTATTGGATTTGATGTTACTGGTACTGATAATGATTTCCTTACTGCAACAGCAACATTTAAATACACACTCTACGAAATAAGGAATACAAACAGCACTACTCGTAGGTAGATATATAATTATATGAGAATAGAAACTAGAGAAGCAATGGAGATGTTGTTCTCCGCTAAATGGAATTTGCCACAAGCAGCAAAACATTGCAACTTAACTCACAAGGAAATGAAGATTACCTTTAGTGAGTATTGTGCTTTGCACGAAACAACATACAACAAATTTGATACTGCAATTCAATTGACTTTAAATTATGAATTTGGAACAACTACAGACCAAATGGTCTGAAGATAGTAAGATTGATCCCGATAAGTATGGTGAAGAATCTATAAGGATCCCTCAACTTCATATGAGATATATGGAGTTTTATAATACTTTTGCCCTAATGAAGAAAGATAGGGAATCTGAAATGAGAGGGTTGTGGAAAGAGAAATGGATATTCTATAAAGGAAAAGCACCAGCAAAGATATACAAAGATACACCGTTTGACTTTAAGTTAACAACTAAAGAAGAGATTAATATGTTCATTGATGCTGATGAAGATATTAGAAAACTTCAATATAAGATTGACTACATAGAGCAAATAATTTTCTTTCTCGATGGTGTTCTTAAACAGATAACTAGCCGCAATTATCAGATTAAGAATGCTATTGAGTGGGAACGTTTTCAATCTGGTATGTAAATGAATTACGGTCTTTTCTATAAAGTAGTTTCATTAAATCAATTTTCAGTACGTACTGTACATAGTGCAATTGCAAATACTAATCTTGAATGGAATGAAGGAAAATTATATAATCAAACAACTGCTGTAAAAAGACAGACTGATGTTGCATGGATAAATGATAGAAATTTTTTATCCATGCTTTTGCGTATGGTAAAACAGATTAATAGATCTGCTCGTTGGAATTTAAATATTACTGGTGTAGAACCTGTCCAGTTTGGATCATATGGGGAAGGTGGTTTTTATGATTGGCATATAGATCAACACCCAAAAATTATTAAAGGAACTGTAAGAAAGATTAGTATGACTCTTTTTCTTAATGATGACTTTGAAGGAGGGGAGTTTGATTTAGAGATATATAAACCAGGAGAGCAACAAAGGTATGTAACTATTCATCCTAAAGTTAACTCCGCAGTTTTCTTTTTAGCAGATCAATGGCATAGGGTAAGACCTGTCACTGCTGGTCATAGAAAATCTCTTGTAGCATGGTTTTACGGTCCACCTTATGCCTGATTTGATTATACAGAAAAAGAATGAAGTCTACTTAAAGGTAGAAGCAGAGCCTCATCTTCATAAAGAGGCTGCTGAATTTTTCTCCTTTGAAGTAGAGTCTGCAAAATATATGCAGAGGAAGAACAGATATAGAGGATGGGATGGTAAGGTGCATCTATACTCACCTGCTACTGGAGAGATCTATTGCGGTTTAGTAGATTATTTAACTGACTGGGCAGAGGAAAGAGGATATCATTATCAGTATTCGGAATCTCAATCGTTTGGACATCCCAAGGATCAGAATGATCTGATAACTCCAGAGGGTGTTGTAGGATTTGTAAAGGCTCTGAAGTTACCTGTTCAGGTTCGGGATTACCAATACCGAGCAATATACGAATGCCTGAAATACAACAGGCGACTCCTGCTATCCCCAACAGCAAGCGGTAAGTCATTAATGATTTATTCATTGGTTCGTTTCCATGTAAATGTCAAAAGGAAGATTCTAATTGTAGTCCCTACTACGTCTTTGGTTGAGCAAATGTATAAAGACTTTACAGAATATGGTTGGATGGCATCCAAACACTGCCACAAAATATACTCTGGGGAGGAAAAAAATTCTGAAGCTGATTGCGTAATTACCACTTGGCAATCTGTTTATAAGCAACCTCGTAAGTGGTTTTCTAGGTTTGACGTAGTGATCGGTGACGAGGCTCACCTTTTCAAAGCCAAATCTTTGACTACGATTATGCATAAGTTGCATGATTGTAAATATCGTTATGGATTTACTGGCACATTAGATGGTGCAAATGTTAATCAACTAGTATTAGAAGGTGTATTTGGTAGATGCTCAAAGGTTACTAAGACACATGAGTTAATGAAACAAGGACATGTTGCTAAGTTGAATGTTAAAATCATTGTTCTTAAACATGAGGAAAATATATTTGAAGGGTATCAAGATGAGATGACTTATCTTGTTGAGCATGAACCTAGAAATAAATTTATCCGCAATCTAGCATGTGATCTTAAAGGGAATACACTAATCCTCTTTAACTATGTAGAAAAGCACGGACTACCTTTATACGAGATGATAAATAGTTACACCGACAGACCAGTGCATCTTGTTTATGGTGGAGTGGATGTCGATGATCGAGAACACATTAGAAATTTAGTTGAAAATGAAACCAACGCTATTATTGTTGCCTCTTATGGCACTTTCAGCACTGGGGTTAACATTAAGCGGTTGCACAACCTCGTCTTCGCCTCCCCAAGCAAGTCCAGAGTCAGAAATCTCCAATCAATTGGGAGGGTACTTCGACAGTCTAGGGGGAAAGT